GGCATTCTGGTCGCCTGTGAGCTTGACGGTATCGCCCCACCGTTCCTGATACCACTCGGACTGCACGAGCCGCCGCATCTTGGTCGAGTCTCTGATGGCGAGATCCATCGAGTGCGAGGCGCAGACATAGCGAAGGTTAGGCAACCCCGCCGGACCCCACTCCCACGCAGGCCAGAACACGTTGACGATCAGGCTCTTCATCGCGCCAGGCGGCACGTTGATCAGGAGCCGATTGTAATAGCGTTCGTCGTCCACCATAACGCCATCGGTGATGGCCTCGAGGCTGTCGCAGATCAGGTCGATATGCCAGTTGTGGACATACTCTTGCCCAGGCTCTACTACGTGCCACGCTTGGGAAATGAACTCTGAAAGGCTCGATGCACATTCGACCTTTGAGATCTCGCGAAGCGATGCTTTCACATCGATGCGCTTACCGTCGATCATGATGTATTCGTGCTTCACTGGCCTTCAGCCGCGGCCAACAGAGCCGCCTTGATAGCGTCTCGAGCGTCGGGGTCGAGATCCTTTACGTCGATCGTAACGGCCTCGATCTGAAGGGCTCCACCGTCGCGGCCAGTGACTTCGGTGAGCTTGCGGTCGGCGTAGTCATCGCGGAACCGAGACGCCACCATGTGCTTCCAGACGCTTGCGTTGAAGTTGTTTGTCATCATTCCGGTTTGACCCGCAGACTCCCACCAGTCTTGCGAAAGTTGTTTCGCGTGCGCGAGAGCCGCCGAAAATTCGGGGTGCATTTCTTCCCAATAATCGAAGTTTGAACGCACCGTATTGCAAGCCACGGCCATTTGCGTAATTGATTTCCCGAGCTTCCCTTGCTCAACAACCGTGGTGCAATATACTGGATCGTATGTCGAAGGTCTGCCAACTTTAGCCATGCACCGCCCCTGATTTGTGGTGCGAAGCATACGACAAAAGGAGAATAGCTTCAAGAGCCACTTCAGTTCGCGAAGTTACACCTCAATTCGCGAAGCCGTGGATGCTTTTTCGATTGCCCCGCGTTTTGTCCTATACCTAATTTTTTTCCCTTCCCCGACTGGATACCAAGACCACCATGAAGATCCGGTGGCATGAAGGATAACGCCAATCATGATTTCATCGACGTAGACGCCAATTTCTGTGCTCCCATGAGGGAATTTAGTTTCACGGGCAATGGCGTGTTCATTTATTTGATATTGTTTCATTTCTTAAACCTTCCATTTTTAATACGTTCTTCAACTACATAAGCAATATTGTGGTGACCTTTTTCGCGCAAATAATTAGCTATAAGCATGATGTCTTCTTTTAGCTCTTCGTATTGCGTTTTTAAACTTTTTACTTTTTCGCTATAAAAGTCATGTACATGCCGAGGGAGATCATTATTTTTACGATGCCGCCTCTCCATTTGTATGGCACCTGCTATGGTGCAATCAAATTTATCCGCGATCTCGCTCCATTTCATGCCTTTTCCTCTCATTTCATAGGCTTTTGCTTCTCTATCTCTCCAATTTTTAATTTTATCGTTTTTTCTTTTTTCCATAAATTCTTTAGATCGTAAAAATCGATGGAACTTAATGTTATCAAAAACATTTTTTTCTGCGACATAATTTATAAAATCTCGCATTAAACTAACTGTTTTCATGCCTACATTCCGAACATAATACCAATAATTTGCACAATTAACCATATCTTCTAAATTTTTAGGATAAGTCCATTTACGGTCATTGCCGTACATGCCTTCTTTTAAAACATGTTCAATAAAACTATCGATCCTTTGCCTATTTTTTTTATTAGTGAAAAATTTACTAATGTGCGGTTCCAATTCGTTTAACTTCAAATCTTGCCAGTTGTTCATTTCCATCTCCCTTTAAATGATTGCACCGCTGTACCAAGCGTCTGCGAATTTATGCAAAGCCTCTGTTCTCAAGCATCGGCCATTCTTGATCTCCCCATTGAATACCCGCGCAAAGTGACGACCTCTGACGTAGTGCCACTCGTCTTGATCAGGCAGATCGTATTTGAAGGGACGCCCTTTACGAACGTCCGCTACACCGAGGTTGAAGAACTTGGAGTTTAAAACCTTATTGATGGTGACGGCGTGTGTTTTAACTTGACCCATGATTATCCCCAATCCTTGAAATCTGTGTTTTCTGACCAACCCTTGAGGTACTCCTGATACTCTGGCGTACCCTCTTCGATCTGCACCTGTACACCACCATCGGTGTAGTGTGGGCTAAATTTACGTCCGTAGTATGAGTCTGCGGATCCACGATCATATGCATTTGTCATTTTAAATCCTCTCTCAGATGAAGCTCGCGCCGGATGGGCGAGCGATGATTGTCTGATTTACGCCATCGCGAACGCCGTGTTCCTTGATGGTGGCGGTCACGCGGATCTTCTCGCCTTTGGCAATTATTTGCCGTGAAGCATCTCCGATCAGAATAGACGAGCCCTTGTGAACAAACACGTTGCCATCTGCATCTTTGAAGCAGTTGATGTATGTCGTGCCGAACGTGCCATCAAACGACGTCACGAAGGCGACGGTCAAGTCAAACGAGCGGCGTTCTCCCACCGTACCAACATGAACTGATAGGGCATCGGCGGCCTTTGCTTCGGCGCGACGTTCTGCTTGCTTTGCAATCGAGTTGCGAACAGCTACGGCTTGCTTTTCAGTCAAACCACCGAATTCCTCAATGCTTACCCAACATGCGTCGATGAAGCTCGCGCCATCGAGTTTACGGCCAAACCGATTGAAAAAATCAACTTGATGATCAGAAACACGATCCACAACGAAGTTGATCAGGATCTGCGCATCTTCGTGCGCCGCAAAAAACCGCTTACGACCGCCTATTTTACGGTTTGCCTTGATGTTGCGCCCGATAGCCGCCTCGTAAGCCGCTTCGTTTTGAATAAAACCAACCATTTTAAATCTCCAATTTAGGGGGACACCGCGTCCCGCCTGATCTTTATGCCACGGTTTGATTGCCTATGCAAACACTTTTTTATCTTTATTTGAAATTAATTGACACCCTTTCCGCGAACTTTTTGAAAGCGTCCCAAAGCTCGACCGTCGTCGTCTCCCATATTGGCAACCGCCTCCAATCACCGTGCCCTTCGATTTCATATCTGCTGTGGTCGATTTTGACCTTCGCGATCGGGCGATCATTGAAATAGGCATAGATCGGGCCCGACTTTATCGCCGCGGCCAGATCGTCTGCGCTCTGTATCTCATCCTTTGTGATGAGAGATTGATATTTGATATTCATCATTACCTCCAAAAATTATTAGGGTCGCTACTATCGCACCCGAGGGCCACCGCTCGCCAATACAAAGCGTCCAAATAAGCCGCGGTATCATCTTCATCGCATTCATTTTTACGATCTTCGATATAATCAACAAAATCGTTAATTTCATTAACCAGTTCGTCAAACGACGGCGCAGACAGAGTACGCTCTGACCCATCGACCTTAACGGTTGCTATTGGTCCTTCGTTTGGAAAAATCGTAATGCACCCGTGAAAGGCACCATCGATAATGATGTCCCATACTGGCACGCCGTCTTGAACCTGTTTTGTTGTAACTTGCATTTTCAATCTCCGATTAAGGGTGGGGGTAATTGGGGGCCGGAGCCCCCCGTTGGTTTCAAGCGTGCCGCTTCTTTGCGTTGGCAAGGTAGGTTTCGATCGCTTCCTGACGTTCAGCTTCCGTTTTGAAATAGCGGCGATCCTGACATGCTCCAAACGTTACACCGTTCTTTGAGAGGTGCGGCTTGAAGGTGAAGTAATTTCCCGCATCCCTATGGGTGAAGTACCAACAATTGTCGCCCTCGACATACGGGACGTATTCCTGTGTCGAAGTATGAATGAATGCTCCGATTTTGCGACCTTTTTTGTCAACTGAGCCAAAATCAAAATAAACTTTGTTTGCATCAGTCTCGCTGTGAAATTTAATCTTTGTCATTTTCAATCTCCAATTTGGGGGGGCTGCCACCGCCCCGCCCGATGTTTATGGCATGGCTAAAAATGCTATGCAAGTACTTTTTTATCTTTTTATTTAATTCATTGTTTCTTTTCCCGCGGCCTCCATCGCTTTGATATAATCGTTTGCATACTCTTTCATGTCGATATCAATGCACTCTGCGATGTAGACGTATGAGTCCAACATGGCATCGATCGCGATAGATATTTTTAACGGTTGAGGAAAATGATTTTTCTTTTTCAAATACTCCCCTAAACACTCGCTTAAAGCCACCGCGAGATCGGTAACTTCTTTTCTAAAATCAACCTGTATCAGTCTTGGCTCTTCCATTTTACTTCTCCTGTTTTGGAACCCTAAAAATTCGCCGCATCGATGGACCCTCGGACCCCTCCCCTATAGGGGAGGAGGGTCTGGGAGGGTCCGTTATCTCGCGTTTTGCCAAACAGAGACCCTAACCCTAAAAGGGTCTCCGAGGGTCTCCGAGGGTCTTTCAAGATATTGCCCTTTCGCCGCTTTTTCTGACCAATAAAGCGGACGATGAAACCTCGTTAATAACGACAAAACCCATCGTCGTTTGAGTGATGTATTCCGCGTTAATTAGGACATTAATCATACCATTTGGCCTTCCGGCATTCACATCATTCTTCACCGTCCTTTCCGACCGACCCTCGTTTTCAAGGTTTTCGCGCAGTGCCTTACGACTTACGTATGGCATCCCCTCATGCTCTTCCGCACCCGTCTCCCACCAAATTCTTTCAAACGATTTACGGAATGAATCGAATTTACTATCTTTTTTCTCGGCCTTCGGAGGCGGCGCAGACGCCGTCACAAACACCGCGCTCGTGACAGGTTCACCGTCCTCATCGAACCATTTTGGTATGGTCACCGACTCAAGCTCGAAGAAGATATCATCGGCCTGTTCGGCGTCTTTCGACTTACGCTGAATGATCTGCCCCGCGTGGCCGTCCTTGGGCGGTATCACACTGATCTCGATGTCGAGAGCACCCTTATACGACGAAGAGCCGCGAGCCCTGTGCTGAGAGTCTTCTGAGACGCCTGTGTGATGCACGAGAAGCACCGAGCAACCAAACTCCTTCATAAGAGCCGCGCAAGCGTCGATCATGGTTTTGGCGTCCTGTGCGCTGTTCTCATCGCCGTTCAGGAAGCGATGAAG